CATTTCTTGGATTGGTTACATCAACTGAACGTGCAGGAACATAATCGTTTCCGGACTCAGCTGTTAGCTCGTCTTTTAGTGGGTCTTTGGATTGACCCTTCTCCATTGCTATGATATATTCTTTTTCTGACATATTATTACACTATGTTAATTGTGTTACCCATACCACTGTGTGCAGTACATTGATAGTAAAGTGTACTAGGAGCACTCATAGGTACTTTGAATGTTACTGTTCCAACTTGAGTAGCGTTATTAGTTACACCAGTACTGTATGCACTACCACCATTGCTTGCTCTTATTTCAAATGGATGTCCGGATGCATTTACTACAAAGTGATATGTTTCACCTCTTCGAAGATATAATACTGGATCATTCTCTGAAGATGGAAACCAATGATTTTCTGGATCGCTAAATGTATAATCAGATGCTCCATTATTACCTACATTGAAGACTGATGCACCTTTAGTTAAAGGATGCCAAGCACTTCTTTGATATATTTCAAACTGACCATTGGTTGTGTTGTAAATTATTTCTCCATCAGATGCAGACAAAGCTCCTCTATTAGTAGTTGTAAGAGATCCAACTCTGAATCCTCCACCACCACTGTTCTGGTTGACTGTAACAGAACCACCTGTTTGTAAAACAATGTTGCTAGATGATGTTATTGTTGGTGTTCCTGCTGTTAATGGTTTTACTGCATTTACATATAGACCGTCTGACTTCAATGTAGCAACATCAGAGCCAGCTACTTTAAAATCTATTTCATCATCTGTATCTGCATGAATTGTAGTATCACCATCTGCATCTAACGTAAGCTCAGCACCATTAAGATCATAGGCTCCAGAGCCTCCACCTCCACTACCTAGTGAATAGTTACCGGTAAGTTTAGTGTGAAAAGTTGCTGAGTCAAATCCTGCTCCTGAAAAATTACTGGCATAGTTAGTAGTTAATTTTGTATGGAACGTTGCTGAGTCAAATTCATTCAATGAATAGTTAGTAGTAAGTTTAGTATGGAATGTTGCTGAATCCAATGCATTAGCTGTATATGAACTCAAATCTGGAGGAGTGTAAGAGAATATACCATTACCATTATTGTATGATAGAGCAGCTGAACCTGCAGCGTTTTGAGTTACACTCAAATCAGATAATGCAATACCTGATCCACCACCACCAATGTCTGATGCTACAATAAAGTTTTGACTAGCAGAATCCCATTTTAGAATTTTGTTATCTGAAATACCAGTCATGTTTACATTGGATAATGCTCCAGCACTATCTGCACCTCTATCATCATAATCCGAAAGTTTTATCCAAGCTCCTCCATGAGCATAGTAAGCCTTTCCTTCACCATGAACATGAGCAAACATACCATGATAACTACCTGCACTTGGTAATGCACCAAGCGAATCATAATTGTTTGAATATAAAATTTTATGAGTTCCAAAATCAATATCTGAATCTCCAGCAAGGTAGTTTAAAGGTCTACTAGTTGCTGAGTCTAATGTTGAAAAGTTGGCATCCAGCTCAGTGTGAGTTAATGGAGCCCCCTTCGATTGTCTGAGTGTGATTGCCATTTTTTTGCCTCTAAGTTAAAGTTACGTATCCGGAATCGACATATCCCGAATCCATGTATATTTCTAATCCTGAATCTCTAAACCATGTATTTGCATCCATAGTTTCTGCAGTATTGCTCATACGTACAGCAGGGTTAGCGTTTTCGTCAAATGTAGGTGAGTTAATTTCTATTGCACCTAGTATTGTTTGATAACTGTTACTCCATGTTGTAACAGACATGTTCTGATACTTCTTCACTCTACTATCAAGTGAAATGTATTCTGCACCATATCCCTCATCTCCTGTATCTGGTATAATACCAACATACTGAGAAAAAGCCTGAATCGGAAGAGTAGAAGGAAATTCAAAAAGGATTGTTCCTGCATTACTGTCCGGTATACTCAACGGCATGTTTGCACCTAGTAAACCTACCGTTGTGTTTTCTATAACAACTTCACCTCCAAGATAAAAGCCTGCTGGGTGAACAAATCTTTTATATAACTCTCTCCAATCATCTATAGGAATAGAAGTTTTTAGTAAGACAGAAAAAATTTGATATAGTGCACCATCTTGAATATACCGTAATGACTCTGTACCTATCTCTGAGTTCTCATCATTGAGAACAAACAAATTATTTTTTGGATATTCAATAACAACATCTTCTCGAAAGAAAGCTCTGAAGAAACCTTCAGCAGCAAACTTTGTTCCTTTCACTCTATAAAACTCAGCAAACTGTCTTAGAACTTCTCTCGGATCATTAAAGTAATCTCTTGAAGCTCCGTTAGCTATTTCTTCAAAGATAAGATCTAACTGCGTTACAGTTGCTCTTTCAATATCTCTTATACCAAATAGATCATTAATAAATTTTATAGTTTCATCAGAGTCAAGATTATCATAGTAACTTTCTAAGAAAGCAACTAAGTTTGGATAGTCAGTTACAAAGTATTCAGGTAGTACTTCTGTAACAGCATTCCTTCTAAGACTTTGATTATATCTTCCATATTCTACTGAGTGAGACATTCTTAAATCCTAGTATGAGGAACCTGATGAACCTGATGAACCTGATGAACTACTCCCCGACGAAGAACTTGAAGCTGTTGAAAGTGCAGCAGTTTGTGTTTGTCGATCTACAATACCATTTGCAAAAGATGGCTCTTCATCAAAGTCTAGAATATAATTTCTTAGAGGAACAATTGTTGAAGAGTTGGCTGGTATTGCTGTAACCTTTAAATAGTTTACACCAGCTGTAATACTTGTTGGATTGAAACCAGTCAAAGATACAATACCAGTTTGAGGGTCATAAGAACCTATATTGTCTACCTCTATTCCTGCACCTGAGTTTACTATTTGTAATGTAGTTGTATTTAATTTATTTTTTATAGAACAAATTCTGTTGTTAAAAATAAAAGTACTAGTTTCCACAATAACATTTACATCATCTGCTGCAGCTAACCTTACTGGATAAACTAATTCATATGATGTTGAAACATTGAGTGTAGGTACAAATCTTTGTTGTAGTTTAATTTCTGTTGCAGAGTTCAAAATAGCTGGAGAGATGTTATCAATTTCAGCTAATAAATTAGATCGTCTAAACGTACCTCCAAACTTTTTCAAATTAGTTTCAAAGTATGTTTTTGTAGTATTGCTAACAGAATTTTCAGTCGCTTTGACTGTTGTACCAGTTAAAGCAGGGTTAAAATTAAAAGTAGTACTTAACTGTAGATAAGTTGTTACTGGATCAGAAAAAACAGTATCAATAGAAATTACAGACAAGTTGTTTGTAAGATTGTTTCTAATGTTATCTTTTACAACTTGTTTTTGAGCTTCTGTATATCCATCTGCAAAAACTAGACTAACATATGTGTTTCCATAGTTTGCAGGAATATTGTCTTCACCACCCCAAGCTGCACAATCAGTTACTGCTGAAAATCTTTTTAGAATAATAGCTTTATAGTCTTCTGCAGTAACTAATCTTTGTTGAGCAGCAAATGCAATAGGAGCATTAGCTCGAATAGATTCAATACTTTGTTTAGGTGCACCACCATTACTAGATGCTAGTGTAGATACTGCAAGTGTGTAAGCTCCTCCTGCGACTGAAATATTACTTGCAGGTGTAAACAAGAATGCACCATTAGCATCAGTTCCAGACGTAGAAAGATACTCTACTGTTATCTTACCTCCTGTAGGAGGAGCTCTACCAAAAGACACACCATCTCCAAAGTTAAGTTCATAAAAACCATTTGGAGCTTCTGCTATTTGATACAATGTAGATTCACTTGTAATGCTAATAGCTTCTGATAATCTAGAATATGTTGTAAAAGCAGATGAACTTACTGTATCATATACTTTAACTGTAGCTGTAGACGTATCCATAGTATCATCTGGAATAACATATAATTGACGTTCTCCAACTTCACCAACATAAAATGTTTTTGTATACTTCTGTCCTTCGTAAAGAGGAATACCTTCTGTACCTTCTTCATTTAAAAATTTGTATAAACCTGTTCCATCATCTGTTGCAAGATAATCAATAAGAGTTCTAAAAGAAAAAGTATTATCTCCAACCTTAGAAGTAAATTCAGTAAAAGCTGGTAATGTTATAACAGAAGGTCTACCAGATACACCTGCTAAGTTTAATGATAATGATACACTAGTAGATGAAGTTGTAACTGACCTTGGTTCATATCCTAATGTTGCAGCATGACTTATAATAGAACTTCTTAGCTGAGCTGTATTGAGAAATGATTCATTCAATGCAAAGTTTGCAGTAAGAGCATTGTAGTGTGTGTTATAAGCTAACACATCTAATATATTACTTAACCCAGATGCTTCAAAATCATAGTCAGTAAATTCCGACTGTTGGGCAAAATAAGTTTTTAGTGAATTTTTTATATTATCAAAATCTAATCTTGTAGACTGAATTGAAGTTGCCATTTATCTTACCCTCGACAATGTTGTGTCCAACGTTACCTGTTCTTGTGTATTGACAATTCTAAAAATTATCTTACACGCAATTTGATTTCTATCAGGAAGAAGTTTTACATCTAAGTATAATAATTTTGCTCTTGGCTCATAAAGATCTAATGCATTTTCAATAACTATTTCTAATTCATCTTCTGCGTCTTCATCTACCAATTCAAATAATACATTTCCTAGATCACCACCAAAATTTTGTAAAAAAGGTTTTTCATTTCGTCCAGTAAGCAAAAGATTTTTTACAGCTTGCTTTACAGCAGCTGCATCACTCTTTTTGTATATGTCTTTATCAGGACGAGCGGCAAAAGATAAATCAATATCAATATACTTTTTACTCCGTTCACCAATAATAGTACTGGCGTTAAGATTACCGTCTTCATATGAAAAACTTTTGGTGGCCATTTTGTTCCTAAACTTTAACTCTATTTATACAATTTTAACTAAGTATTTCTATCAACTCTCCCGTAGTCTGAGAGACACCATTGTAGATTGTTTCTAGTTCTTTCTTAAAATTGGCTGTCCAGTTATCAGGTATCTCTGGTACTGTAAGTATAAGTTGAAAATCTAAACTCCCATCTGGATTGTAAATATCATAATCAGCTATAAGTTTATCATAAAACAAACTATCTTTCCAATATATTGCAATATCAAATAGTGCTTTGGTATCTGCTACACCTGCACTATTATAAACTTTATAAGCAATAGCTCTACCAGTTTGTGCAAGATCGTTTACTGAGTCAGGGGTCACAACTTCTGTAGGACCTGGTTTATATAAACCTTCGTCTACCATTAGTCTATAACCTCTAAATCGTCTAGTATTATTTACCGTTGACATTGCATATGCATGCATGTATAAGTTTCTAGCTATTTGTTCTCTTTGTAAAGGATCAGGTATGTGGTTAAGTGTTGTACCGTCTCCTTTTCCTCCAAGAAAAGTAGCTACTGTAATCCCATTTCCTAATTCTGTATGCGGAGTTATTTCATCTCTTAAAGATGGATTATAGACAGGATCGACAAGTATTTTTCTTTGGCCTGAATTAGGTTTTATTTTTCTATCAAAGATTGCACGATTAATCATTACTGCACCGTACTATAAATTCTTGTTTCAGTAGGTTGAGTAGAGACTGTTCTTCCAATACCACCAGGAGCTGTTTTTGTATGTTCAGGATTTAGTTTACCTTCTGCAATAGCATTAGCTGTATATGTTTCATCATTTTTATTTGCTTCATCTTTTAATGTAGATCTTATTTGAGTTGTACTTTGTTTAGATTTAGATTTTCCATTTGTCTTAGTTGTTTGATCAATAGCATTTTTCATGTGTTCACCAAGATCAATTTTTATATCATTGACTCCAAAGATACCTGAAGTAACATATGTTTCAATTCCAGATGCAGTTGGTTGAAATGTTTCTGTAGTATTTGTAGCAGTATTGGTTATTGATCCACCTGATGTAGATTGTTCGGGATATGACTGAGATCGTGTTACAGAAGACGCACCATTCAAATCTCCATGAAATGTCGGAGCCGCAACCCCTTCTGTAAATGTTGCAGATGTACCAAACAGGTTTTGAGCATACATTGTTACACCTTCACCACCAATAGTGCCTGTTGCAGCTGTCATGTTTATCTTAGGAGAACCAAAATGCATAGCTGAAGTAGC